CCTCATCAAATACTATCCCACAGAAACTCGCTGTGCTAATCTTGTCATGCCAAATGGGCTTAATTACAAGGCCAAGATCCCTGAAGTCAGTGTCGGTGAAGGGCTCTGCCCCATTCATTTTGAACGAGAACAACCCATCGTCACCCTCGACGACACCGCGTACATCCGAAACACCTTTCACCTCAGCCATGAATAACATAAACATGAGGTTTGAGAAACCGTTACCTAATGACGTACACATTTCGCCTGACATCCTAGTCGCTTCAAGGATCACACGAACATTCTTATAATTACAAATGCTTGTACCTGCCAATACATTGTCCAAGTACCACCAGAACTGATCTCTGGCGGGATTACCCTGCGTCATGTACTTATAGAGTTGGAACTCACAATCGTGCATCATATCACGCGTGAATTGTGCCTCGAACGATGTGTAGTCAGTAGCAAGATACTTGCTGCCTTCTGCAAACACATTGTCCATTATGTACTCGGCTCGAAGATGCACAGGCACCTTCTTTATGAACCAAGGGAGGTTGAACAACTCCTTCTCTATGGCATGAAACCACGGTCCAACGGCACACTTAAAAGCATCGTGCCTAGAATTGATACCACGTGGATACTTCCATTCAGGATAGAATTCGTCCTTTATGAAAGATTTACATATGTAATGCTTTTTACTCAATACACCGCCGACCTCTTCCCAAAGCTCGAGAAGTTCCTTCTTCCGTGCCTCAGTATAGTTGGTTTGCTCCAACCAATGGGCCACGGACAAGTCAGTGTCAGCGGATAATGGTGTCATATTACGCTTGAGCCAGCGTCCCACAAATCGTTTGAATTTTCTGCGAAGCTTGCGGTTCGGTCTGGGAGGCTCGAACCCCATTCTCTTCGCATTCCCCTGGACTATTGATTCTGTATCATCTGGATCGGCTTTACAAAAAGATGCACCAAACAGACCGCAAGCATGGGCGAAATGACAACCCAGGCTCACGGCCATTGCAGACCTAACTTCAGTATTTGACGGTCTGCTGAAGAATTTACAACTCTTCTTTGTCGGCGCCTTCTTTGCAAGACGAACTTCATTCACCCTGTACGGGTACAGAACAACCCTACCATAGTCCAAGGGCCGCGTCAAAAATTCCCATAAATCTTAACCGCCTCCTGCCGCTCAGAACGAAGTTTCTCGACGAGTAACTTCACGGTATGGAAGTGGTAATTGTGCCTAGCTAAAACCTGGGGGTCACAATTGACGTATGCTACCCTCTTCATCGCTACATTAATGTTGTGCTCCGCATCCACATCAGACACCTTCAGGTCGGCCAATGCGTGCGTTCTAAAAGCACAAAAGAGAGTATAAGAAATTCTGACAACAGAACGGCGAGTGGCCCATTTTCGCACCATCTCGCCTAAACCCATGCTTAGCTCGTCTGTGAACACGAGCCAACCGGGGACAGAGACACGCTCTGCCAACACAATTTTTGGATCATTGTAAACCATATCCACAGCTGACAGTCCCGGCACGCGGGTATCGTCAGTACTGTTAATTGTCTCCTGTTTATCAACCATGATCTGCCAATAAACTTTTGTGGGGAAGACAACCCACCTAACACTACGGGCCATGTTAATAAAATAAAAACACACCCTATGTAGCATGTACACTAGCATCAATACCGATGTCATGTATGCGAATGCACCAATCTGGCCCCCAAAGAACCAAGTAATTGGAACCATGAGGAACAGAATTTCCAATAAGAAGAACAGCAAGATGGCTATTGGAACCATCAGAAGGTAATAGGCATCAAAACCTCCTTGTTCATAGGACCAAGTGAGATCTTCCGGTTCAGGCGCAACCCGGGTCTTCTCAACGATCTTATCAATCTGTTTTTGTAATGCCTCCTTCTCCCCCTCAACACGAGCTAGTGCTTCATCGCATCGCTCTTTCATCTTGTCAACTCTTGCGTCCGCTGATCCCTGTGCATCAGCCATTGCATTTAGAGTTGACCCAGCAAGCGCCTCCGTCTTCGAGTTGCCCTTCTTATGTTGAGCACCTCTCTGATAGCGGTTCTTGTTGTTACGTTGTCGGGAGCCTGGATTTCCTCCAGTCTGTCCTTTAGGTCTTGAATTTCCAGCTCCAACCCAAGCCGGTCCTCCAGCTCCTGCACCATTGCTAGGAGTCTTTTCTTTTTCCTTATCCGATGGATTATTTTTCTGCATTCCATAAAATAAATTCGTACGGGATGATTGGAGACTAAATCGCCCAACTTCAATCACACAATAGGTATATCAATCCTACCGTACAGGGGTCACCACTCCCAAGTTTTACTATATATTACTTGTTTTCGAAACGATTAGATTGACACAAGGTCGTGATACT